GGAGCAGCAGGCGCAGGAGCAGCAGGCGCAGGAGCAGCAGGTGCAGGAGCAGCCGGTGCAGGCGGAGCAGCCGCTGCTGGTAAAGGAGCACAACTATTAAAAGCAGCAAAAGGTGCTGCGATTGTTGCAGGCGGCGCATACGTAATTGATGCAGGATTTGGTGCCGCTGGTGTAGGTAAAGATCTAGACTCTAAAACTATCCAAAGCCAAGATGACAAAAATTGGGAAAGAGCGTCAACTTGGGAAAAAACTCAATCATCGTTAGCTCGCGGAATAGAACATATCGGTAGATTTATGTTCATGGATAATTTAGCTAACCAAGCTCAAGCAGATAGAGTAAAATCTGAAACCGAATATTTGGATAAAAAATTAAGTGCTGTTAAACCCGAATCTAAAGATGCAGCAAAAGCATCCGCTGCAACTGCCGACGGTAAGTTTGCTGATGCATTCGGTAAGCATGTAGAGAAGTTTGGTGAAATTGTAAATAAATTAGGCAGTCCGAATAAAGGGATGTCCTCTTCCGTTGCTACGTCATTCGGAAAAAATATAGAATCGTTCGGTAAACTTATAATAGCATTTGCTAAAACTGTAACGGCATTTGCTAAAACAGTGCAAGCATTTGCGACTATCACCGGCACTTTCGCAAAAGCTGTAAAAATGTTTGCAGACCAAAATAAATCAATTAATGCAATGGGATCTATTAATAGCAAAGTTAAAGGAAAATCTTCTGGGTTATTAGGCACTCCCATGGAAGATGATAATGAGCTTGATGTAGTTGATTATATTGAAAGACTCAAGACTTCATTGGCAGATGCTGCACTAAGCACAGATAGTCTTAGAGAAGCCGAAATGAAACGACATAGATTCACTGAAGAATCTATGATGCAGTTTAGAAGAAGTTTAACTGATGCTTCAAAGATCCTAAATAAAATAGCAGGTGTTGATGAAGAAGACGAGGACGCAAGCACTGACGGTAGCTCTCCTAGTAGCTCTCCTAGTAGCTCTCCTGATAGCTCTCCTGGTAGCTCTAATTATGCCGACAGCGACTCAACCAGCACAAGTGGATCAGCGACAAAGGTAACAGGAGGCGGCGCGGGATATACTAACCTTCAATATGAAGATGGCAGAGAAGAAAAACGAACAGGGACACTAGCTTGGCGAAATAATAACCCCGGAAATATTAGGGCTGGTGATTTTGCAAGAAGTCAGGGAGCAGTAGGGCAATCCGGAGGTTTTGCAGTATTCTCCTCGTATGAACAGGGTCGCAAAGCAAAAGAGGAACTACTGTTTAATACTAGCAAATATAAAAACAAAACTATTGCCGGAGCAATCAGTAAATATGCTCCGCCTAATGAAAATGATACAAGAGGCTACATAAACACTATTGTAAAAGCATTAGGGGTAAACTCTAATACTCCGCTGCGTGATTTGACTCCTGAACAAAGAACTGCTATGCTAAATGCCATGGAAAAAATTGAAGGGTTTAAAGCAGGAAAAGTTGAGGTATTAAAAGAAGGAAAAAATGCGGGCCAAGGCGGCGGAAGCAAAGATATTGTTGCCCTAGGACAACGATTACAAGATCAGGGAATTAGAGTGGCTGAACATCCTGCATTCGGTGGAGTAGCACCGGTGCATAAAGGTAGAGGCCATTATGAGGGAAGAGCAATTGACATTAACATCGGCAGAGGCGTAAATGAATCAAAAGATCCTAAGGCAAGAGCTAAGTTTGATCAAATTGCAGATTCTGCCAGATCAGATGGATTTAAAGTTATATGGAAGGCACCAGGGCATTACAGTCATATGCACATTGAGTCTCCTAAAAAATCTTCTTTACAAGCTAGAAAAGGCGGCTTAGTCAAAGGTCCGGATTCTGGATATCCAGTTGAAATGCACGGCTCTGAAATGATAACTCCACTAACACAAGATTCGGTATTGGCGAAATTAGCTAAAACTCCGGCAGAGACACCAGAAATATCCAACGCAATATCTTCTACTGCGCCAACTATGGAAAAAGAAATTCTCGAAAGAGTAGTGAATATGAATGCTGAATTAGTAGAGGGTATGCTCAGTAAACTAGGCGATATGGTTAGTGCTATCTCTGATGGTAACGATACTAGAGAAAAGATATTAAAGAACAGTATGGTTTAACATAAATACTTAAACAACCAAGAGCGGTAAAAATGTCATATAAAAAGAAATTCTTAAACAAGTCCGGTGTATCAAGTCCTATCTCAGGAATGAACAGTAACGCAGGTGCTTGGAATAGCAGCGGTGGCGTCCCGTCAGGCGGCTATAGTAATACTGAGTTCGGCTACAAGAATTATATGAGTAGGCTACCAGAAGTCTATACTGGACATCCTAATAGAATTGAGCGTTACAACCAATATGAAATGATGGATGTTGATGCTGAAATTAACGCTTGTTTGGATATTATTGCTGAGTTTAGTACTCAGAGAAACGAACATAATAAAACACCATTCAGTTTTGAATTTAAAGAAGACCCTACTCCACATGAAGTAGAATTGCTTACTAAACAACTTCAACAATGGTGTAAGCTAAACGAATTTGATGTTCGTATGTTTAAGATTTTCCGCAACGTAATCAAGTACGGAGATCAGGCATTCGTTCGTGATCCAGAAAACTTCAAGCTTTACTGGATTGACATGGTTAAGGTTATTAAAGTAATCGTTAACGAAAGTGAAGGCAAGAAGCCGGAACAGTATGTCATCAAAGATATCAATATTAACTTACAGAATCTTAGTGTTGCACAAAAGACCAACACTGATTTTGCAGCTAACCCTGCAACTGGCTTAGGCGGTTCAGGCGGCGGCGGACAAAGCGGCGGCTATACTACTCCGGCAATGCCATATAACACTACAGGATCACGTTTCACATTAGGACAGAGTGAGTCTGCGGTAGATTCAAAACATGTTGTTCACGTATCATTGACTGAAGGGCTTGACAGATTCTGGCCGTTTGGACAGTCAATCCTTGAGAACATCTTTAAGGTCTACAAGCAGAAAGAACTATTAGAAGACGCTGTTCTCATCTATCGTGTACAACGTGCTCCTGAACGTAGAATGTTCAAGATTGACGTTGGTAATATGCCAAGTCACTTAGCTATGGCATTCGTTGAGCGTGTTAAGAATGAAATTCACCAGCGCAGAATCCCTTCAGTATACGGCGGACAATCAATCGTTGACGCTACATACAACCCACTGTCAATGAACGAAGATTACTTCTTCCCTGTCACAGCAGAAGGTCGCGGTTCATCAGTTGAAGTTCTTCCAGGTGGACAGAATCTAGGCGAAATCGATGACTTGAAATACTTCAACAATCGTCTTGCTCGTGGTCTTCGTGTCCCGTCATCTTACTTACCAACTGGCCCGGATGACAACACTACCCCATTGAGTGATGGTCGTGTCGGTACTGCGATGATTCAAGAATTTAGATTCAATCAATACTGTGAACGTTTACAGAACTACATGGCAATGAAGTTTGACGAAGAATTTAAATTGTTCTTGCGTTGGAGAGGCTTCAACATTGATACAAGTCTATTCCAATTAGTATTCAATCCTCCTCAGAACTTTGCTGCATATCGTCAAAGTGAACTAGATAATGCTAGAGTAGGTACCTTCACTAGCATGGAAGCTTTCCCATACATTTCAAAGAGATTTGCACTAGAACGATTCTTAGGTCTTACTGAAGAAGAAATTAAACGTAACGAAAGTATGTGGGAAGAAGAAAACAAAGAAGAAGTTACTTCCGATCCTGCAGGCAGCGATTTGCGTAACATTGGTGTTTCTACTGGGGACTTTGAATCAGATATGGAAACTGCCGATAGTATTGAATCTAGTGAAGAAATGGGTGATTCGGAACTTGACGTAGCAGGGCCGGTGGGCAGTGCTGGCGGAGAAGCAGTTCCCGGAGGCGCAGCTGGACCCGTAGGTGGCGGCGGAATGCAAATCTAATTTAGATGAGAGAGTTTATCAAGTTTCTTTTAATTTGGATTTCTCAAAATTTAGCTATTCCCTTTTGGATGGTAGGTCATGTTCATTTAAGTATGAATATGAATGTCTATCAAGATATACACATACTCTTGGCTTCGCTTGGGATGAATCTTATTGTAGCAATCGGTTTTTGGATAGACTTCAAAACACAAAAAGATAAATAAAACTATGCAACTTTACGAAATGTTTGACGCACCTATTAATGGACTGCAAGATGTCAATGCTGACAACAGCAAACCTACCTATAGAACATCTAGAAAAACAAAGTTAACCTTAAAGCAAATTCGTAAATTACGTAGAATGCTAGATGTTAGAAGCTATGAAAAGAAGCAATACTTAGAAAAAGTTCGCAAGCAATATGGTGTAAAACCTGAAGAGGGAGAAGGTGCTCCGGCACTATAATGTATATCTTTTCTAAAAACTCAAAAAATACATAGTTATTGAACATTTTTCCTGCTAGTGGCATAAGTAAGTCTACAAAGCCATTCAAGCATCAGGAGAAATTTAAATGGATATCAAAAAATTCGAACAACTAATGGACCTCGTTATCAATGAAGATAACGATAGAGCCAATGAACTATTCCACGAAATCGTAGTAGAAAGATCAAGAGAAATCTTTGAGTCAATTATGGCCGAAGAAGACGAAATGGAAGACGATGTGATGGAAGATGACATGGGCGGACAAGTAGGCGATCTACTTGACGAAATCAATGCTGAAGAAGCCGGTGTTACTGAAGAAGAAGAAGACGATTTTGACTTCACTGATAGTGAAGAAGATGTTGAACTTGACGGCACCGAAGACTTCGGCGACGAAGAAGGCGAAGAAGTTGAAGACGCTGTAATCCGTATCGAAGACAAGCTTGACCAATTGATGGCTGAATTCGAAGACATCATGGGCGGCGGCGCTGATGCAGACTTCGGCGGCGAAGAAGAAATGGAATTCGGAGCTGATGACGGCGAAGAAGAAATGGAATTCGGAGCTGAAGAAGACGAAGAAGCAATGATGGAAGCAGTTCAACTTAAGAAGATTTCTGTAACTCACGGCGACAACGGCGTTCAAACTAAGAGCCCAGGTCTTCAAGGATCAGGACAAGCTGGTATGGACAGTCATCCAGTAAAGTTCAGCGGCGCCAGTGAAGCAGTTCCTACAGCTCCTAAAGCACCAAGCAACTTTTACTCAAAGGGTGAAACCTCAGTAAAGGGCGCAGGTAACTTCAAGAATAGTCCAGGTAAGGATAACTTCAAGGACAAGGGTGAAGCAGCTCCTAAGCCAAAGCACGGTGATGACGGCGCACACACTAGAAGCCCAGTAGCAGAATCACGTAGACCTGCTCGTAGACCAGCTCGCTAAGGAAAACTGAGAGAATGGCTTATCTCAGAGAAAATCTAACGTTCGACCGCGCAGGAATGGTGGTCGAGTCAATTCATGAAGAGGGCGCTGATTTTAAGACCCTCTACATGAAGGGGATTTTCATTCAGGGCGGGGTAAAGAACGCAAACGAGCGTGTTTACCCCGTCAATGAAATTGAAACTGCCGTGGATACTCTAAACAGACAAATCTCAGAAGGTTATTCAGTATTGGGTGAAGTTGACCATCCAGATGATCTTAAAATCAATTTAGACCGTGTATCTCACATGATTACAAGCATGTGGATGGACGGTGCCAATGGTTTTGGCAAGCTAAAAATTCTTCCTACTCCAATGGGTCAACTCGTAAGAACAATGTTGGAGTCAGGAGTAAAGCTAGGTGTATCTAGTCGTGGATCAGGTAATGTAAACGACATGGATGGTAAAGTCAGTGATTTTGAAATCATCACTGTTGATATCGTTGCCCAACCTAGCGCACCAAACGCATATCCCAAAGCAATTTATGAAAGTCTCATGAACATGAAACACGGACATAAAATGTTAGAGATTGCTAAGGAAGCTCAGGGTGACAAAAAAATACAACGATTCCTTGGTGAGGAAGTAAAGCGTCTCATCAATGAACTTAAAATATAAAAGGAATCAAATAAATGTTAGATGCTATTAAGCCATTACTTGAAAGCGGACTCATCAACGAAGATATCGGGCAGCAGTTAAATGAAGCCTGGGAACTTAAATTGAATGAAGCTCGTGAACAAGTTCGTGTAGAACTCCGTGAGGAATTTGCACAACGTTACGAACATGATCGTACTGTTATGGTTGAAGCTCTTGACAAGATGGTTACCGACAATCTTTCAGGTGAAATTGCAGAATTTCAATCTGAAAGAAAAGCAATGAATGAAGACAGAGTAAAATCACAGCTAAAGCTTCGTGAAAATGCAACTAAATTCAACGACTTCATGGTTACTAAACTAGCCGAAGAAATCCGCGAACTACGTGCTGATCGCAAAGTTCAGATGGAAGGTCAAGCAAAACTTGAAAAGTTCATCATCCACGCTCTATCTAGAGAAATTAAAGAATTCTCACAAGATAGACAAGCTGTTGTTGAAGCGAAAGTTAAACTCGTTGCTGAAGGTCGCAAGCAATTGGAAGCACTTAAGGCAAGATTTATTGCTGAAAGCGCCAAGAAGGTTAGCGGTCTAGTTGGAACTCACCTTAAGAGTGAACTATCACAGCTAAAAGAAGATATCCAGTCTGCTAGAGAAAATACATTTGGACGTAAGTTGTTCGAAGCTTTTGCTAGCGAATTCTCAGTAACTTATCTAAACGATAAGGCTGAAACTCGCAAGGTTATGCAAATGCTAGAATCAAAAGACCGACAGCTAGCAGAAACTACAGCCCAGCTACAAAATGCAGCAAAGCTTGTAGAATCAAAGGATCGTGAAGTTAGAATTATTAAAGAATCAACTCAAAGAGCAAAGGTTATGAATGAACTTCTATCCCCGCTTAATGAGGAGAAGAAACAAGTAATGAAGACTTTACTAGAAAGCGTACAGACACCGCGTCTACAAAACGCTTTCGATAAGTATTTACCAGCCGTTCTCAATACAGGTTCAGTAGAAGCAATTACTGAAAAGAAGACTAATACTAAAGCTGTTATTGTAGAAGCAACTGGTAATAAAACTGCCAAGAAAACAATTGAAGTTGATGAATTTGCCGAAACTGACAATGTAATTGACATTAAGCGTTTGGCCGGGCTTTAATTAAAAACGACATAATTAGGAGAAAATTCAAATGTCAAATGTACTTTTAGAAAGCCGTTGGGGAGACACCAAGGACGCCCTGCTTGAAGGCTTAAAAGGCAATCGTCGCTCAACAATGGGCGTATTGCTAGAAAATACCAAGAAGCAACTACTTGCTGAATCTACAGCCGGTACCACAACAGCTGGTAATATCGCAACACTTAACCGCGTTATTCTTCCAGTAATTCGTCGTGTTATGCCTACTGTTATTGCAAACGAACTAGTTGGTGTGCAGCCAATGACCGGCCCAGTTGGTCAGATTCACACTCTACGTGTTCGCTACGCAAACAGCTTAACCGACAACTCAGCAGCACAGACATCTGTAACTGCTGGTGAAGAAGCACTTTCACCATTCAAGATTGCACAAGCATATTCTCGTGTACCGTTGGGAACTGATACTACCGACGCATACACCGGTGCTGACACTGCATCACTTGAAGGTAACGGTGGTAAGCAGATTTCTGTTCAGATTCTTCGTCAGGCTGTTGAAGCCAAGTCACGTAAGCTACAAGCTCGCTGGACTTTCGAAGCTGCTCAGGACGCTCAGTCACAGCATGGTATCGACGTAGAAGCAGAAATTATGGCTGCTCTTGCACAAGAAATTACTGCTGAAATCGATCAGGAAATCTTGCTTTCACTTGCAACTCTTGCTTCAACTGAATACACATTCAACCAGGCAACTGTTTCAGGTACTGCTACTTACGTTGGTGACGAACACGCTGCTCTAGCTGTTCTTATCAACCGCGTTGCAAACTTGATTGCACAGCGTACTCGTCGTGGTGCAGGTAACTGGGCTGTTGTTTCACCAGCTTCACTTACTGTTCTACAGTCAGCTACAACTTCAGCATTCGCTCGTACAACTGAAGGCACTTTCGAAGCTCCAACTAACACTAAGTTCGTTGGTACTCTTAACGGTGCAATGCGTGTATTTGTTAACTCATATGCACCAGACACTCAGCCAGTACTTGTTGGATACAAGGGTTCATCGGAAACTGATGCAGCAGCATTCTACTGCCCATACATTCCGTTGATGTCTTCAGGCGTTGTTCTTGATCCATCAACATTCGAACCAGTCGTATCATTCATGACACGTTATGGTTACATCGAACTAACTAACACTGCGTCATCATTCGGTAACGCTGCTGACTACGTTGGTGAGATTGCTGTTCAGAACTTGACTTTCCAATAAGAAAGTTACGTTCACAGAACGATATACGGGGAAGGGCTTTCGAGCCCTTCCTTTTTGTCTAAATACAATATGGACTTTCGCACTCTAATTGAAACTGCGTCAATGGTTACTGCCTATCACGGCGGCGACAATCCTGAACCACATGATGGCATGTACTTTTCTTCTAATGTTAATTTCTCTCAAGATTACGGAACAGTGTATCAATATAAACTAAATTTAGGCATGATGTTTGATTCACTTGATGAGAATGAAATTGAGCCACTACTTCCTATCTACGATCCGTATACAGAAACAGATATTGAAACAATGAGTGATTACATGGATAGGTCAAGTGACACTTGGGAAATCATTGAGCAGTATCTAAGTTCAATTGAAGGCATGGGATATGATTCAGTGCGTATCTTCGAAGGTGGTGTTGAGAACTATTATGTATTTGATAAACAAAATATCAAGATGGTTGGCCCAGTTCAATAAGTCACGTATTGCACAAAACTGATATTTTCTTATGCTTATAATCTTCTACAAAATCTACAGCAGATTTCTTAACATATTCCCAATCCCACTCAGTTCTGTTTAACTGTAATAGTTTCTCAACTGGAATTTTCGTATATGCAGCAGCAAAGCAATTCCATCCGCCCATACCAGTTTTTGGTTCTATGTCTGCTCGTATTTGCAATGCACCTAGTTGTGCATCAAGATAATTCATATGCTCATTCTTCCAAATAACGTTGTGCTTACTAAAAGTCTCATAATCTACATTTTTTAACGCACTATATTTGGGTTGAGTTAGTAAATCATTTATTTCATCTAAACTCATTTCTTCATAACCATACTGATCCCATTCTTTAGAGAAAATAGAAGTGTCTATGCCTCCTGTATCCTTAGTAATATGCAACGCATACAACGGAGAATTATCAATTAATCCTTCGTCAATTGCAAAATTGATATTATACCTAGCTTGTTCAAGTGTTTCTTTAGGTAACCCTATAATATATGATCCGATAAAATGCAGCTTTGGGTATTGCTGTTTGACTTCTCTAAGATAGTTTATCAACTTTTCTCCTGCAAATCCTTTTCCTATTATTTTGCTAGTTTCAAGATTCAACGATTCAATTCCAAGAAACATTCCCTTAACCCCAAACTTCATCATCTTATCCAATGAACCGGGTCTAGCATGTAACAAGTCTATTCTAGCATAACACATGAACTTTAACTCAAAGTCAATCTCTTGAGAAATCTCATACAGATTGTTTATCTTAATCTCATTGTCGTTGAAGGTGTCGTCAGTAATACTGTATTGTGATATACCGTATGTTTCATAGTTGTAAATAATTTCTTGCTTTAAATCTTCTTTGGTTCTGATATAGTCATTTTTATTTTTACCAATCAACGGGAAGTTGCAGAATTTACATCTAAAAATGCATCCTCTGCTAGTTTCTAACGTCAAATTCTCATGGGGAGATAGAAAATCGTTTGCAGTATAGTTAGTTCTTAGGTTAGACAAATCAAATCTTGAATAGTAATGAGTACAGTCTACTACTTTTTTAGGTAATCCCAAATCAATATTTTTCACTAATGACTCATTGGGGTAGATATCGGTCTTTAGATATGCTACAATATCGTCAATTGCTCCGTCAGCAAACCCTTTAAAATGTAAATCAATGTTTTTAATATTATTGTGTAGTACTTGAGCGCCACCTGCAATGACTTTAATTTTGGGATTTATTGCTTTTGCTAACGAGATGAAACTATTTACCCGCACATCATTAAGCTGACCTAGTCCAAAACTTAATCCAATAAAGTCTGGACAATAGGCATTTAACACTTGTTCAAGCTCTGGCATTTCCCATGAATTGAAAAAATCTAAAACTTCAACTTCTAGTCCCTGGTTTCGCATTAGTCCAGCTACTCGGTGCGCACCATTTGTTCTGATGATAGCTACCCTTGGTTCGTCGTAAAAGTTATCACCTACTATAATCCCTCTCATCATGAAATCCTAGTATCGCCGTCGACGGTAGCATTTAGAATAGACTTGTTGCCAGTACGAACTTTCTTATTATGTAGTCTAGCACAATTAGCGCACAGTGTCAATAGATTGTTCATCTTTTTATTTTTCTTATTGCCATCTTTAAAAACCAAATCCATCTGACATTTATCTTCCGGTACAAAACTGCATTGCTCACATGAGCCTTTCTTATGCTGTAGATGTTTGAATCTACCATTATACATGGCTTTAGCACAGTCAACACAATACTTATGCCACTTTTGGAAGCCGTGCTTGCTCTTCCCGTTAGGTCGAGCGAGCGCAAATTTACAATGCGAGCAGATGGGTCTAGTTGGTTGCACTGTAATCATTATGTATTTAGCAAAAAAAAGCACACCTGTGAACTTTATTCCGATGCCCAAAACATAAAATATTGATAAATACTTAATAAAAGTATAGGCGAATGTGATGTCAGCAGAATATTTTAATTCAATAGGCGGGTTTTCAGCAGGTCTACCAGAAGTTCCTGTAGTAGATGCCAATGGTAATGTAATTACCAATGTGTTAACCACTGGAAATGTAGCTGCTAATGTATTTTATGCAAGCTATTACAAATGGGCTAACGGTCAACCATTCGTAGCTACCGCCGCTGCCGGTGGTAATAATACTCAGCTACAATTTAATAACGGTGGCGCAATTGATGGAATTCCTAACGCAACTTGGAATGGCAACATCCTTTCGTTGGGCAACGCTTCGTCACTTTCAATTGGAGGCGGCCAAAACGGCTATTTCCTACAAACAAATGGTAACGGTGTATTAACTTGGGCTGCTACTGGCGCCGGCAATCTTACACCCCCCGGCGGTTCTAATACTCAGGTACAGTTTAATGATGAAGGTGTGTTTGCAGGTAACAACGGATTCACCTTTAACAAAGCTCTCGGTACATTATCGGTATTAAGCGCCAACATAGGAAACGTAACAGCAGACGCATACTACGGTAACGCTACCCCAACGACTTTTAAAACTAGTGATAAGATACTGTATGTAGCAAAAAACGGAAACGATGCTAACAACGGCGACATTAATAAACCCTACTTAACAATTAAGGCTGCATTGGCTGCTGCTAGCGCCGGTGGCTTCTCAGTTCACGTAGCCCCGGGAACATACACCGAAGCAAATCCTGTCACTATCCCTGCAAACGTAGCATTGATGGGTGACAATCTTAGAAGCGTCTTTGTAGTTCCACAGACACCATCTGCTGACTTATTCTATGTACGCAATGGCTCTTATGTTTGGGGTATTACTATTAGAGATTATACAGCAAACGGATTCAGTTATGATCCTGCTACACCTTCACAGAATGTATTTGTAAGCCCATATATTCAAAATCTAACATCGTCTACTACTACTGGTACTGCTGTCTACATCGACGGTAATAATGTTAGCAGTATCAGTACTAAGGCAATGATTGTTGGCTTCTTTACTATCATCAATCGTGGTGGTAAAGGTATTCATATCGTAAACTCAGGCTACAGTCAGTTAGTAAATATCTACACAATTGCGTGTGACATTGGTATTGAGGTGGAAACAGGTGGATTCTGTACATTGAATGGCAGTGACTGCTCTATCGGTAACTTTGGTTTAGTCGCAACCGGCTATGGACCATTGCAGACTACCGGTACAATAGTTTCTGAAAATCAAGGTGTATTCGTACTCAACAACTTATCAAACGGTCGTCCTAATGTTAATACTATTATGTTAATAGATGGAGATCCAGAGTATTATACAATCGACACGATTATACCCAACCAACCAAGTATTGGTCAGACAACCGTAGTCATACAGCAAGTTTTTAACACAGAAACATCCGTAGTCGGTAGCAACGTTTCGTTCTACACTCGTAGTTCAATTATCGCAAGCGCACATACATTTGAATATGTAGGTGCCGGTACTGATCCAGCAACTGCACTACCGCAATATGGTGGTATACCTATTGAAGCTAACGAAGTTATCACGACTGACGGCGGCATAATAACATTTACAAGTACAGACCAAAAAGGTAACTTTAAGGTTGGTACAGGTTTTACTATTAACCAAGCTACTGGGGTTATTACCGGTGACTACTTCTACCAAAGTTTGTTTGCTCAGATGACCCCTTATATATTAGCCTTAGGATCAAATTAATGAAAAGAGAAAATTCATGGCAGCAGCATTAAACAATTTTAGAACAACATTGGTTGATTTAACTACAACCACAGCTAACGTGTATACTCCCCCTCTTGGATATGCTACTGTGGTGTTGATGGCTCAAGTAAGTAACACCGGTGCTAATACAATACAAATATCATCCGGTATATACCGTGGTTCTGCTTCTACTTCGTTAATCAACAACGCTAGTGTTCCAGAAGACGATGCTATCAGCGTATTGACTGGAAGACTAATTTTACAATACGGTGACATACTGCAATTTACTAGCAGCGATGATACTAGCGCACAATTAGTACTAAGCTATCTAGAAACTCTAGTAATCGGTAACTAATAGTATGGCTAACGGGTCTAAACTTTTAAGTGGCAGAGTAGTAGTTACTCCGTACAGTGACCTAAATAATTCCCGCCACGAATTTTTAGGACTTAGCCAAGCTGAACCAAATCTTGGTACAGGAGCTAATGGGTCAATCTTAACTATATCTACTAACAACCAAAGAGTTTTTAGTAATGTAATAACAGTATCTAGTAACACATCCACAGCTACAATCACAAATTTAGGTGTTACTGGCAACGCAATCATTAATGCTGATCTAACAGCAAACAGCCTTACAATTGGGTCAGGCATTTATCAATTTAGCAGAACAAGCATGTTCTTTGCTACAACAATTTCTACAGCTACGCAAGAAATACTAGCGTTAGATGCAGAAGGATTAGCAGGAGTAGATTTGGTAATTATATCTACTGATGCTACTGATGATAGTCGTCAAATCACTAAATTATCTATTGTGATTTACGACGGTGCGATATCGTACAACGATACTAGCACCTTAGCAGTAAACAATTACCTATGTGAGTTCTCAGTAAATTACAATTCTACAGACAATGAAATACAAATAAACAGTACGCCAGCATTTGCAAATTTTATGGATCATAAGATGCAAATTGTTGCTTACAATGAGTAAAAAACAAGATAAGCGATAAATAATAACAGCACAAGTTAGCAAAAGGAATATTAACAATGGCTCTTAAACCCTTTAATTCAATTGGTGGTTTTTCAGTAGGAGAAACCCCAAGTAACGTGATATTAGCCAATGGCGATATTACTACAACTAACATTACAACAACAGGCATTGCCAATCTTAACGCAATCGGCAATGTCAAAATCTCAGGCGGTACTGCCGGACAAGTACTTAGCACTGACGGCGCAGGTAACCTAACGTTCGTCACAACAGCAACATCAGGATCTATCTTTAACGGTACTTCTAACGTTGCTATCCCTGTCGCAAACGGAAACGTTATTGCAGCGGTTGCAGGAACTACAATACTTACTATTACAACAGCAGGCGCAAATCTTGTTGGTAACCTCTCAGTTGGTGGAATTCTAACTGACAACATTTATCACGCAAACGGCGCACCGTTTGACTTGCAACAAGCAGCTGGATCTAACACACAAATTCAGTACAACATGGGTAATAACTTTGCCGCAAGCGCAAACTTTACTTTCAATGATGCTACAAACGTATTTACCGTAAACGGTAACGCAAACGTAGGTAATTTGGGAACTGCACAAGTTCTTGCAAGTGCGAACGTAACTGCTCCTCAGCTAATTTCAAATGTAGCAAATGGAACTGCTCCATTCGTAGTGACTTCAACTACACAAGTAGCAAACTTAAGTGTTGCTACAGCAGGATCAGCTACAACAGCAGGTACTGTAACAACTGCTGCTCAACCAAACATTACTTCTGTTGGCAATCTAACAGGTCTTACTGTAGGAAATGCTTCTTCTAATGTAGTGATTGCTGATACTGGTACTATTGTTGCTACTGGTAACATCACTGCACCTAACTTCATCGGTAACGTACAGGGTAACATTTCAGGTAACATTGTTGCTCCTGGTTCAAATACCGAAGTAGTCTTTAATAATGCTGGTAACTTAGGTGCAAGTAACGCCTTCTCATTCAATAATTCTTCTAATGTATTGACTGTAGTTGGTAACGTATCTGCTACTAACTTCATTGGTAACGGTGCTGCTCTAACTGCAATCGCTGGTGCTAATGTAACCGGTCAAGTAGGCAACGCACTTGTAGCTGGTACAGTTTACACTAATGCTCAGCCAAACATTACTTCAGTTGGTACACTAACTTCACTTGCTGTAACCGGCAATACAACTACTGGTAACCTAAGTGCTACCGGAGACGTTTCAGGCGCTACACTAACTGGTACACTCACGACTGCTGCTCAACCAAACGTAACAAGTGTTGGAACATTAACTGACCTTACTGTTACCGGTAATATTCAAACAAGTGCAAATCTTGTAACTGATTTAATCGTCGGCAGAACTACAAGTGTTAGCATTTCAGCTACTGGCGCAAATAGCAATGTCTTCTTGAAGCCAACTGGTACAGGAACAGTTGATGTTTGGGGCGCAAGAGTCTCAAACGTTGCTACTCCAACAGCATCAACCGACGCAGCAACCAAGCAATATGTTGATGACGTTGCTCAAGGTTTGCATATTCATGCAAGTTGCGATGCTGCAACTCCTGCTACTCTTGCATCTATCACAGGCGGCAGTGTAACTTATGACAACGGTACTGCTGGTGTTGGTGCAACACTAACCTTAGGAGTTGGGCTGACAACTCTTGATGGTGTTACACTATCAAATGGTATGAGAATCCTCGTCAAGAACGAAGCGGCTCAAGCAAACAACGGTATCTATGTAAGAACAAGTGCTACTGTATTGACTCGTGCTGCTGACTTTGATACTGCTGCTGAGATTCAAGGCGGTGACTTTACATTTGTTACTGCTGGTACAGAATATAACTCAACTGGTTGGGTGCAAATTGACGAAGTTAATACTGTTGGTACTGATCCAATTGCATGGGTACAGTTCTCAGGTGCTGGTACATATAAGGCTGGCACTGGCTTAACGCTAACCGGTGACACCTTCAGTATTACAAATACTGCTGTCACTGCTAGTAGCTATGGAAGCGGTGATGCAGTTGCGTCATTCACTGTAAATGCACAAGGTCAGTTAACTGCCGCTGCAAACGTAGCAATTACTGCAAATGCTGCTAATTTGACAGGCACCACACTTGCAGCAACTATTGTCAACTCAAGCTTGACAAGTGTTGGTACTCTTGCTAACTTGTCAGTAACAGGCAATATCAGTGGCGGCAATGCTAACTTAGGCAATCTTGCTACAGCTAACTTCTTTGCAGGTACATTAACAACTGCTGCTCAGCCAAATATCACAAGTGTTGGTACACTAACTTCACTTGATGTAACTGGTAACGTAGCTGCCGGTAATGTAAGCGGAACTACTGGTGCATTCACTAACGTAAGTGGTAATGGTTCTGCATTAACTGCAATCACTGGTGCTAATGTTTCAGGTCAAGTAGGTAACGCACTTGTTGCCGGTACAGTTTACACTAATGCTCAACCAAACATTACTTCAGTTGGTACACTAACTTCACTTGCTGTAACTGGTAATATCAGCAGCGGCAATGTCTCTGCAACATCAGCAAACTTAACAACTGCTAATGTTACTGGCAATGTTATCATTGGTAGTACAACAGTAACATCCGGTACGGTAACTACAACTGCAACTACCGCAAATCAGACTATTGCTTCATTTGCAGTAACAGGTACAACCGGCATTGAATATCTAGTTAAGGGTATTGATTCTGCCGGCGGCAAGCATAGTGTTGCTAAGGTAGTGGCTGTTACTGACGGTGCTAATGTTGATTATACTATTTTCGCAACAGTAAATATCGGCACAGTAACTGGAAGCAGTCTACAAGTAGTTGTAGATTCTGGCAACCTCAAACTACAAGTAACGCCAGCAAGCAGCAACTCAACTGTGTGGACTACACAATATAACTTAGTGTAATATTGTAAGTTAACATACTAAAACACAACAAGGTCCCATCGGAAACGGTGGGACTTTTTTGTTAATTGATAAAAGTTTATAACAAGCTTTGGCAGTACAAAAGATAAATAATGTATACTTGTGAGAGTTTAATAATAAATTCTTATAAGGCACAACAGGGATGTATGGAACTGTGGCACTAAAATATTTTAACGTAATCAACGGTATTACGGTTGGCAACATTACATTGGATGCCACGACCGGTAACGCAACCGTAACTAATCTTGCAGTCACAGGAAATGCAAATCTCACTGCCGCAGCTAATGTTGCCTTAGGTTCAAACAGTAATGTAAAGCTCACAGGTGGTAGTTCCGGACAATATCTACAAACAGATGGCGCAGGAAACCTAAGCTGGCAATCGATTTCTAGCGCCACTGCAATCGCAAATGGCACATCTAATGTCAGCATTCCTGCTGCAAATGGCAATGTTGTAGTAAGTGTCAACGGCGTTGCAAACATAGCGACCTTTACAAGTAATGCTGTTTTTCGCGGCTCATATGGCTTAACCGGAATAATTTCTCAATCAAATACTGCTCCTGCTAGCCCGCAGAACGGTGATCAATGGTATAACACATTTAATGGTATTCTCTTTGAGTATCTAGATGATGGAACTTCTTCTCAGTGGGTTGATATTAGTAGTCTTCCCCTACCTAATATAGCTGGTTCAAATGCAGCCGCAGTTTTGAATAACGTGCAATCAACCGGTACTTATTTTCCAGCGTTTATCTCATCTACTGCTAACGGCAACTATCAACTCAATTCAAATACTGCATTCAGTGCTAATCTAGCAAACGGTGCATTGATTGCAACTACATTTGTCGGCGCACTATCTGGCGCAGCTACAAGTGCCACGACAGCCGGTACTGTAACAACAGCAGCACAGCCTAATATTACATCAGTTGGTACATTAAGTAGTTTAACTGCTACAGGCAATGTTACAGGTGGAAATCTAACTACCGGCGGCGCATTGAGTGTTACTGGAAATGTCAAAACGGGTCCTGTTGTAGGAGTCAACACTACCGCTAATGCGTGGGCATCAGCAAACGTAGTGCAAATAGGAAGTGCATCGTTTTGGAACTTTAGCGGTGACATTAACACGTACCTTTCCCAAAACTACTTCTTTGATGGTACTAACAACAAATATATTCAAAACGGCGCAGCCGCTGACTATTCAATGCAAGGTGGAGCCCATCAATGGACTAACGCACCAACTGGCACAGCAGGCGCAAATGTAACTCTTACAACTCGTATGGCATTGGATGCTAATGGTAACTTAACTACAAGCGGCACCGTTGCTGCGACCGGCAACGTATCTGGTGGTAACTTAACAACCGGTGGTGCGTTAAGTGTAACTGGCAACGCTAACGTTGGCAACATCGGAGCAGCCGCGGGTGTGTTCACTACGGTAGCAGGTTCATTGACAACTGCGGCACAACCCAATATTACAAGTACAGGTACACTAACCTCACTTGCTGTAACAGGTAACGTCAGTGCAGGTAACGTAAGTGCAACAACATTTACTGGTGCATTAACAGGTAACGCAACTGGTTCAGCAGCCACAGTAACAACTGCGGCTCAACCTAACATTACATCAGTTGGTACACTAACTTCATTGGCTGTAACTGGAAACATCAGTGCAGGTAACGTAAGTGCAACAACATTTACAGGTGCACTAAGTGGCGCGGCAACTACAGCAGGTACCGTAACAACTGCGGCGCAGCCAAATATCACGAGTGTTGGTACATTAACAAGTGCTACTGTTACCGGTAATGTTGCGGCAGGCAATCTAACAACAACTGGTGTACTCAGCGTAACTGGTACTGGTGTAAGCAGTATTGCAGGTAATCTAGATATGACCAGCAACACAATTATCAATCTTGCTACGCCTACTAATTCAACTGATGCTGCTACCAAACAGTACGTAGATGATGTTGCTCAAGGACTTCACACTCACGATAGCTGTAATGCAGCTACTCAAACTACTTTGGCATCTATCTCAGGTGGCACAGTAACCTACAACAACGGCGCAAGTGGAGTCGGAGCAAACTTAACTACCACCGGAACATTCACTACAATTGATGGTGTTACGTTGTCAAATGGTATGCGTATTCTTGTTAAGAACGAAGCAAATGCTGCACATAATGGTATCTATGATCGCACCAGCACTACTGTTTTAACTCGCTCAACTGATTTTGACACACCCGCAGAAATGGCTGGTGGTGACTTTACATTCGTTACTGCTGGTACCTTGTATGATAATACAGGCTGGGTAATGACTGACCCAGTTACTACCGTCGGTACAACTAATGTAGTCTGGGTACAGTTCAGTGGCGCCGGCACGTATACTGCTGGTACTGGTCTAACATTAACTGGTTCTCAGTTTAGTGTTAATGCGTCTCAGACTCAGGTTACGGCTGTCGGTACATTAACCGGACTAAACTCAAGTGGTACGATAACTGCACCGGCATTTACTGCTAACACCGGTATATTCACTGGTAACGGTAGTGGGTTGAGTGCGATTGCGGGCGCAAATGTTACTGGCGCAGTATCATTCGCTACAACAGCAAATGCAGTAGCAGGTGCTAATGTGTCGGGCACAGTAGCAAATGCGACATTCGCAACTTCTGCTGGTTCTGCTACAACAGCCGGTACTGTAACAACAGCAGCACAGCCAAATATCACATCAGTAAGTACTTCGTTTAGTGGATTGACTTTTGTAGCAAACGCACAAATTACAATGTCAGGCGCTGGATCGCAGATTTCTGGGGTTAACTTAGTAAGTGCCAACTCCTTCTCAGGTAATGGGTCATCAATAACTGGAATAAACGCAACTAGTATTGCAAGTGGTACGTTAGCTCAAGCAAGACTTGCAAACAGTACAATAACATTCGGCAACACTACTTTAACATTAGGTGGTACAACTACGACTGTAGCTGGCTTGTCAAGCGTCACATCAACTACTTTTGTTGGGGCATTAACCGGGGCGGCTACGAGTGCAACTACCGCCGGCACGGTAACAACAGCAGCACAACCTAATATAACTTCAGTTGGTACACTAACATCACTAGCAGTAACAGGTAACGTAACTGCCGATATTTTCCTATCAGGAAATAACGGCAACGGAACAAACTTTAGAATTGGCGATGATGCATGGATTGGTGATGTTAACGCTGCTGATACTATAAGTATTAGAGGACAACAAAATGCCGCAAACGGTTATATTGTCTTTGGTAATGCGGATAGTACAACTAAGTTAGGTCGCGCCGGTGCTGGCGCATTAACATACAATGGAACTTTCAATCCCACAACACTACAGACTACTGCTATTACAGCAGGATCAAACGTAACCGCAGGTACTGTCACTGGTAACTGGACCCTCACTGCTGGTTCAAGATGGCAAGCTACTTACGCTGACCTTGCAGAAAAGTATACAGCAGATGATACCTATGAGCCAGGCACAGTTCTATTATTTGGTGGCGAACAAGAAGTCACACTAGCTAATGCATTTGATTCAACTAAAGTTGCAGGCGTTGTCACAACTAACCCAGCATACTCAATGAATGCAATGCTAGAAGCAGAATATGTTGCAGAAATCGCACTACAGGGTCGTGTGCCGTGTAAAGTTATTGGCCCAATTGAAAAGGGTGACTTAATGGTATCAGCTAGTAACGGACACGCTACTGCAAATAATGAAGCACGAGCAGGAACTATTATAGGTAAAGCACTAGAAAACTTCAACGGAGACTTTGGCGTAATTGAAGTAGCAGTTGGAAGGTTCTAAAAGCATGATTCATATGATTATAAATAGTAAGATGAGTATAGGAAATAGATAATGGCATTATTCCCAACAAACCCAACTAATGGTGAAACAACTGTTGTAAACGGGATAACCTATACCTACAATAGCGCACAGACTGCTTGGATAAGAACTAGTACAGTACCACCGGGGAACTTAGATGTCACCGGTAATATTACCGCAACAGGCAATATCAGTGGCGTAAGACTAATTTCAAACGTAGCAACTGGCACTGCTCCATTAACCGTATCTTCTACTACAGTAGTCGCAAATCTTAATGCTGATTTATTGGATGGATACAACACTGCAACTGCAAATACAGCAAATACTGTTGCTGTTCGCAATAGTGATGGCAACTTAGCTGCTAACTTCTTTATTGGTAATGGTAGTCAGCTAACTGGAATTATTACTTCAGTATCAAACGTTTCAAACGGTAACTCAAATTTAAATATTCCAGCAGCGGGCGGTAACATCAATCTCAGTGTTGCTGGTAATGCAAACGTTCTTGTTGTAACTGGTACTGGTGTTAATGTTGCCGGTACATTAAATGCTACCGGCAACGCTAATGTCGGTAATATCGGCGCGACTCAAGGGGTCTTCACTAATGTAAGCGGCAATGGTAGTTCACTAAGTTCAATTACTGGGGCTAACGTAACCGGTACTGTATCAAGTGCAACAACTTCCGGAACGGTAACAACCGCAGCACAGCCGAATATCACTAGCGTAGGCAATCTAACTAGTTTAGGTGTAAGTGGTAACATTACTGCTGCAAACATCACTGCAAATACAGGTGTATTCACCGGTAATGGTTCAGCATTGACCGCACTAAATGCAAGCAATGTATCAAGTGGTACTCTTGCTCAAGCAAGACTAGCAAACTCAAACGTAATTCTAGGTAATACAACTCTTGCACTTGGCACTACTACAACAACAATAACTGGCTTATCAAGTGTTACATCAACTACATTTGTCGGGGCATTGACTGGCGCAGCAACTACAGCAGGTACTGTCACAACGGCAGCACAACCTAATATCACTTCAGTCGGTACGCTAACTGGACTAACTATTGGTAATGCAACTGCTAATGCGGTATTCGGCAACGGAACAATCACTCTCAACTCTGGATTGATTACTGGCAACGGCGCAGGCCTATCACAACTCGCGGGTGCTAATGTCACCGGTACTGTAGCAAATGCGACATTTGCAACCTCTGCTGGTACAGTAACAACTGCGGCTCAGCCAAATATCACTTCGGTTGGTACATTAAGCTCACTTGCGGTCACAGGCAATGCAAGTGCAGGTAATTTAAATACTGTTGGTGCAGTAGTAGCAAGTACACTGACTTCAAATGTCACAACAGGTACTGCGCCACTAACGGTAACTTCAACTACTCGTGTAGCTAATTTAAATGTCAATCACGCAAACGTTGCTGATTTTATCAGTGTGGCCGCTGGAACTGGGAATAATTTCCTCATCTTTGCCAACGCAGCAACTGGGAATATCACCGAACTAACAAGTACAGGCCTCACTGCTAACCTATCAAACAACTCTATTACCGCAACTACATTCGTTGGCGCGCTAAGTGGCGCCGCTACGAGTGCTACAACTGCTGGTACTGTCACTACAGCAGCCCAGCCCAACATTACATCAGTCGGTACACTAACAAGTTTAGGTGTCAGCGGCAACGTTACTGCTGCAAACATCACAGCAAATACAGGCGTATTCACTGGTAACGGTAGTGGGTTAAGTGCAATTGCAGGTGCTAATGTAACCGGTACTGTAGCAAATGCGACATTTGCAACAAGTGCAGGAACAGCGGGTACTGTAACAACTGCTGCCCAAGGTAACATAACTAGTGTCGGTACATTAACCGGACTTGGTGTTAACGGAACAATTACTGGTGTTAACATCACTGCTAACTCTGGTGTATTCACTGGCAATGGTAATGGATTAAGTTCAATTGTTGGGGCTAACGTTACTGGTGCAGTAGCATTCGCTACAACAGCCAATGCAGTAGCCGGAGCTAATGTTAGTGGAGCAGTTGCATTCGCTACAACAGCTAACGCAGTGGCTGGAGCTAATGTTAGTGGTCAAGTAGCTAACGCATTAGTAGCGGGTACAGTATACACCGCTGCACAACCTAATATCACCTCAGTAGGCACACTAACAAGTGCTACAGTAACAGGCAATGTCGCTGCTGGTAACTTGACAACAACTGGTGTATTGAGTGTAACTGGTACTGGCGTAAGCAGCATTGCTGGCAACCTAGACATGACCAGCAACAATATTATCAATCTTGCAGCTCCGGTTAATTCAACTGATGCTGCTACTAAACAATATGTTGACGATGTTGCTCAAGGTCTACATACACACGATAGTTGTAACGCAGCCACACAAACTACATTGGCAACTATTTCAGGTGGTACTGTAACATATAATAATGGTACTGCCGGTGTCGGCGCAACCTTAACTACAACTGGAACATATACCACTATTGACGGTGTTACCCTATCAAATGGAATGCGCATCCTTGTTAAGAATGAAGCAAACACAGCGCATAATGGTATATATGATCGCACAAGCACAACTGTATTAACTCGTTCAACTGATTTTGATACTCCTACTGAAATGGCAGGAGGTGACTTCACATTCGTCACTGCCGGAACGCTATACGATAATACGGGTTGGGTGATGCCAGATCCAGTAACAACTGTCGGTACATCCGCAGTTGTTTGGGTACAGTTCTCTGGTGCGGGTACATATACTGCTGGTACTGGTTTAACATTAACTGGCTCACAGTTTAGCGTAAACGTAGCACAGCCCACAATCACTAGTGTAGGTACACTAACTGGTTTAGACTCAAGCGGCACTGTCACTGCCCCAGCATTCACAGCAAATACCGGTGTATTTACAGGTAATGGTTCGGCACTTACTGCACTAAATGCAAGTAACGTTTCAAGTGGTACATTAGCACAAGCAAGACTAGCAAACTCAAATGTAATATTAGGTAACACAACTCTTGCACTTGGCACTACTACAACAACTGTAACTGGCTTATCAAGCGTTACGTCTACTACATTCGTTGGTGCATTGACTGGCGCTGCTACTACGGCAGGCACTGTAACTACTGCTGCACAACCCAATATCACAAGTGTTGGTACGCTTACGTCACTTGGTGTAAGTGGCAACATTACTGCTGCAAATATCACTGCTAACACAGGAGTCTTTACTGGTAATGGCTCAGGTCTAAGTGCAATTGCAGGAGCTAATGTTACTGGTACAGTAGCAAATGCGACATTCGCAACTTCAGCAGGTACTGCGGGTACAGTAACAACTGCTGCACAAGGTAATATTACTTCAGTCGGTACATTAACTGGACTCGGCGTTAACGGGACAATCACTGGTGTTAACATCACTGCAAACACTGGCGTCTTTACAGGTAATGGCAGTGGGCTGAGTGCAATCGCAGGCGCTAACGTTACTGGTGCAGTCGCTTTTGCAACTACAGCTAACGCAGTAGCCGGAGCTAACGTGTCAGGCACAGTAGCAAATGCGACATTCGCAACTTCTGCTGGTTCTGCTACAACAGCCGGCACTGTAACAACAGCGGCTCAACCCAATATTACATCGGTTGGTACATTAACTGGTTTGACATTAGCAGCAAACGCCGATATCACAATGTCAGGTACTGGCTCAAACATTAATGGTGTTGCTCTTGTCAGTGCTACATTGTTTGCAGGTAGTGGTGCTAACTTAACTACACTAAATGCAAGCAACGTCTCAAGTGGTACTCTTGCTCAAGTAAGACTAGCAAACTCAAACGTAATTCTAGGTAATACAACTCTTGAACTTGGCACTACTACAACAACTGTAACTGGTCTAACTAGTGTAACATCAACAACATTTGTTGGGGCGTTGACCGGCGCTGCAACTACTGCTGGCACAGTTACAACTGCTGCTCAACCCAATATCACATCAGTCGGTACGTTGACCGGTCTAACTGTCGGTAATGCTACAGCTAATGCAGTATTTGGTAATGGAACAATCACACTAAACAGCGGATTGATTACAGGCAATGGTGCAGGCCTATCACAACTTGCAGGTGCTAATGTCACCGGTACTGTTGCAAATGCGACATTCGCAACTTCTGCTGGTTCTGCAACTACTGCGGGTACAGTAACAACTGCGGCTCAACCTAACATTACATCAGTGGGTACGCTGTCATCATTGGCTGTAACAGCAAATGCTAACGTTGGTAACTTAAACGCAACTACCCGAATATACGGTAATGACAACCTTATAGTTGGTTCAACTGGCGCTGAAGGTGGTCAAATAATATTAGGGTATGCAGGCGTCAATAACATAACCGGTCAAGCAAACTCTACTTGGAACATGGATGTCGATGCAAGTAACAACTTCCGTCTATTCACTCAAAATGCAACCGGTGTAGTAAGTGGCATATCAATGACTGCTTATTCCGCTAACACTAACGTAGCATTTGCCGGTAACGTTTCTGCTCCGTTCTTCATTGGGAATGGTAGTCAGTTAACTGGTATTACGGTAGCAGCAGGCTCATCAATTCTTAACGGCAACTCAAACGTAAACATTCCAGCAGCAAATGGAAATGTTAATATCAGTGCTGTAGGTACTGCTAACGTTGTTGTTGTAACTGCAACTGGTGTTAACGTAGCAGGTACATTAAACGCAACTGGAAACGCTAATGTTGGTAACTTAGGCGCGACTGGTGTAGTAGCAACTACCTTAGGTGGCACACTAACAACAGCAGCACAACCAAATATCACATCAGTTGGTACATTAACATCATTAGCAGTTACGGGTAACGCAAGTGCAGGCAACTTGAATACTGCTGGTGCTGTAGTTGCAAGTACTCTAACGTCCAATGTCGCAACCGGTACTGCTCCACTAACAGTAACAAGCACTACTCGTGTTGCTAACTTGAACGTTAATTATGCAAACGTTGCTGATTTTATTAGCGTAGCTGCTGGCACAGGCAATAACTTCCTCATATTCGCAAATGCGGCAACAGGTAACATAACAGAGCTAACAAGTACTGGACTCATTGCTAACTTATCAAATAACTCTATCACAGCCACTACATTCGTTGGTGCATTAAGTGGTGCTGCTACGAGCGCAACCACAGCCGGTACAGTAACAACGGCAGCGCAACCTAACATTACATCAGTTGGTACATTAACATCATTAGGTGTCAGTGGTACGGTAACTGCTTCTGCATTCACTGCTAATACAGGTGTATTCACTGGTAACGGTAGTGGCCTAAGTGCAATTGCAGGTGCTAATGTAACCGGTACAGTAGCAAGTGCTACTGCTGCGACAAATGCATCAGCATTATTACAGAACACCTCAACTGCAACTACAGTATACCCAACATTCAGTACAAGTAGTGCAAATGGCAACTCAAGTGCTGTTATTAATACTGGCATTAGTGCTAACTTAGGTAACTCAAGCATCACGGCCACTACGTTCGTCGGTGCTCTAAGTGGAGCTGCAACAAGTGCAACTACTGCTGGGACAGTTACAACTGCGGCGCAGCCAAATATTACAAGCGTTGGTACATTAACTTCTCTTGCTGTAACCGGAAATGCAACAGTCGGTAACTTGCTTGGACCACACGCAAATGGAAACTCAAATGTCAACATTCCTGCTGCAAATGGCAACGTCAATATCTCAGCCGTAGGTAATGCAAATATTGTAGTAGTAACGGGAACTGGCGCAAACGTTGCTGGAACATTGAATGTGACCGGCAATGCTAACGTCGGTAACTTAGGGTTAGCAACAGGTATCTTTACTACCGCAGCTAACGTACCGCTAGTGCAAAACGGCAATAGTAATATCTCTATTACTGCGAACGGTAATATTACTCTTTCTGCAACAGGCACGCCCGCCGAGATTACTATCACAAGTACTGGAATCAACGTTGCTGGAACGTTAAACGCTAATGGTAATGCTAACGTAGGTAACTTAGGTACTGCTCAAGTTCTTGCAACTGCGAACGTGACTGCTCCGCAACTAATCTCAAATGTTGCTGCTGGTACTGCTCCGTTTGTAGTAACATCTACCACAGTTGTTCCTAACTTGTATGTTGCTCGTGCAAACATTGCTGATTTTATCAGTGTAGCTGCTGGAACAGGAAATAACTTCCTCATATTCGCAAACGCAGCAACGGGCAACATATCAGAACTAACAAGCACCGGTCTTACTGCTAACTTATCTAATAACTCTATCACAGCAACTACATTCGTTGGTGCATTGAGTGGTGCTGCTACGAGCGCAACCACAGCTGGTACTGTAACAACTGCGGCGCAGCCAAATATCACCTCAGTTGGTACATTAACTTCTCTTGCTGTAACTGGAAATGCAACAGTCGGTAACTTGCTTGGACCACACGCAAACGGCAACTCAAACGTAAATATTCCTGCTGCAAACGGCAATGTCAATATCTCAGCAGTTGGTAATGCTAATGTGCTTGTTGTTACCGGTACTGGAGCAAACATCACCGGTACTGCTAACGTATCCGGAAATCTTTCTGCTGGTAATATCATAACAGGATCAGGCACAGGTGGTAACATCTCTGGTGCTAATGTTATTACTGCTAACTTGTTCACCGGCACACTAACAACAGCAGCACAACCAAACATTACATCAGTTGGTACACTAACATCAGCGACAGTGACAGGTAACGTTGCAGCAGGTAACTTAACTACAACTGGTATACTTAGTGTAACAGGCACAGGCGTAAGCAGCATTGCTGGTAATTTGGATATGACTAGCAATACAATTATCAATCTTGCTACTCCAACTGCATCAACCGATGCAGCAACCAAACAATATGTAGACGATGTTGCTCAAGGTTTGAATATTCACCCTTCTTGTAACGCGGCCACAACTACTACACTTGCAACTATTTCAGGTGGTACAGTTACATATAATAACGGTACAGCTGGTGTAGGTGCAACACTAACTACAACAGGTTCATATACAACTATTGATGGTGTCACACTATCAGACGGAATGCGTATTCTTGTTAAGAACGAAGCAACTCAAGCAAATAATGGTATCTATGTAAGAACAAGTGCAACAGTGTTGACTCGTGCTACTGATTTTGATACTGCTGTTGAAATCGCAGGTGGTGACTTCACTTTCATCACCGCCGGTACAGTATATAATTCAACTGGTTGGGTGCAAATTGACGAAGTTACTACTGTCGGCACGGATCCAATAGTTTGGGAGCAGTTCTCAGGTGCGGGAACCTATCAAGCAGGAACTGGTTTAACACTAACTGGTTCAACGTTTAGTGTAAATGCAAGTCAGACACAGGTTACCGCTGTCGGTACACTAACCGGACTAAACTCAAGCGGCACTATAACAGCCCCGGCATTCACTGCTAACTCCGGCGTATTTACAGGCAATGGTAGTGGACTAACCGCTCTTACTGGTGCTAACGTAACTGGTACAGTTGCTAACGCAACTTTTGCAACTAGTGCAGGTACAGCTGGTACAGTAACAACAGCAGCACAGCCTAATATTACGAGTGTGGGTACATTAACATCACTAGCTGTAACAGGTAACGCAAGTGCAGGTAACCTAAATACTGCCGGAGCAGTAGTAGCAAGTACGCTGACTTCAAATGTTGCAACTGGTACTGCTCCATTAACAGTAACAAGTACTACCCGCGTTGCTAACTTGAATGTTAATTATGCAAATGTCGCGGACTTCATTAGCGTAGCGGCTGGAACAGGTAATAACTTCCTTATCTTTGCAAATGCGGCAACAGGTAATATAACAGAACTAACAAGCACAGGCCTTACTGCTAACTTATCAAACAATTCTATTACTGCTACAACATTCGTCGGCGCTCTATCAGGAGCTGCAACAAGTGCCACAACAGCAGGTACAGTAACAACAGCCGCTCAACCAAACATCACTAGTGTGGGTACGCTTACATCATTAGCAGTTACCGGTAATGCTAACGTTGGTAATTTAAATGCAACTACTGCGGTTGTTGCAAGTACATTAACATCAAATGTTGCAACAGGTACTGCTCCGTTGACAGTAACTTCAACAACTCGTGTAGCTAACTTGAATGTTAACTATGCAAACGTTGCTGACTTCATTAGCGTAGCTGCTGGAACAGGAAATAACTTCCTTATCTTTGCAAACGCAGCAACCGGAAACATAACAGAACTAACAAGTACTGGTCTTATTGCTAACTTATCAAACAATTCTATTACTGCTACAACTTTTGTCGGCGCCCTATCAGGAGCAGCAACTAGCGCAACTACTGCTGGTACTGTAACAACAGCAGCACAACCAAACATCACTTCAACTGGTACGCTAACAAGTTTAGGTGTAAGTGGTACTGTTACTGCATCAGCGTTTACTGCTAATACAGGTGTATTCACTGGTAATGGTAGTGGATTAAGTGCTATTGCCGGTGCTAATGTCACTGGTACTGTAGCAAATGCGACATTCGCAACTTCAGCAGGTACTGCTGGTACTGTAACAACAGCAGCACAACCAAATATCACAAGCGTTGGTACATTAACATCATTGGGTGTAAATGGAACTATTACTGGTACTAGACTAATTTCAAACATTGCTACTGGTACTGCTCCATTAACAGTAACTTCAACTACGCAAGTAGCAAACTTAAACGTTGCTCAATCAGGTGTTACTGATACGATAAGTGTAGCGGCCGGTACAGGTAATAACTTTATTGTCTTTGCAAGCGCAGCAACCGGCAATGTTAATGAACTCACCAGCACAGGTCTCACTGCTAACTTATCAAACAATTCTATTACTGCTACAACGTTTGTTGGTGCATTAAGCGGCGCTGCTACTAGTGCAACCACAGCCGGTACTGTAACAACTGCTGCTCAACCAAACATTACGTCTGTCGGTACACTCACTGGTTTGACTTCAAGTGGCGCAGTAAGTATCACAAACAGCACTGCGGCGACAAGCAGAACTACTGGTGCGCTAATTGTCACAGGCGGTATTGGTGCAAACGCAAACAGCTTCTTCACAAACTTAAACATTGCAAGTAATATTGCTTACGTATCACCTAATGCTGCAAATACTATCAACAGCACAATGCTCAATGGCGGTACATTAGCTTGGTCAGGTAACGCAGGACAGTTGTTCAGTATTACAGATAGCATGACCGGCAACATCTTTACAGTTAACGATGTTTCTGGTATCCCAATGATTAGTGTTGATGCTGGCGGCAACATTCAGTTTGCAGCATCAGGTGGCTTTGTATCATATGGTGTCACTACAGGCATTACAGCAGCAGGCTCGACACAGGGTACTGCTACTACACTAACTAGACCGATCAACGTAGTAAGTACGGTAAGTGCAAGTACTGGTGTTATTCTTCCAACTGTTCCGGCTGGCGCCAGAATCCTTGTTATGAACACAAGTGCTACTGCATTGAATGTATATCCTCCTTCTGGTGCTGCTATCAACTCTGCTGCAACTAACGCTGCTTATGCACAACCAGCAGGCGCAAGACTAGAGTTTGTCTCAGTTTCAGCAACACAATGGTATACGCTAAACGCTACATACGGATAATAGTTATGGCTATTTCGTATAATCCAGGAATAGTTACTTCTAACTTAATTGCTTGTTTTGACCCGGGTAATCTTAGAACTTATCCAGGCTCAGGAACCACTATTAGTGACGCAAGTGGCAACGGATACACCGGCACACTAGTGAACGGTCCTACTTATAGCTCAGTTAACGGTGGAGTATTTGTTCTAGATGGGGTAAACGACTACATAGATATTCCTGGACCTAATATGGCATCAACTAATTATACTATAATTGGTGCAGCGAGATACGCAGTAGCAGGCGGAAGAACCTTTTCCGGCAGAAACAACAATTGGCTAATGGGGCAATGGGGTACTACTACTGAAAACTATTATGCTGAAGGATGGGTATCTGGAGTTGCCTCCGGGGCCAGTGATACTAATTGGAGAATCTATGCAGCAACTGGCAATATTGCATCTGATTCATATAGCATGTATACAAATGGTGTGCTTACTGCCGGCCCAAGCACCGGAGGGAGCCAAGGCCCTAACGGTTTAGGAATCGGCTGCTATTTTCCGGGACTCAGTGAATTTTCTAATTCTCAGATAGGAATCTTGCTAATATACAACACAGTATTAACTGAGGCTCAGATTATACAAAACTTTAACGCTTACCGAGGGAGATACGGAATATGAGTATTTCGTATAACTCCTCAATTGTAACTAATGGTTTACTATTCTGCGTAGATGCAGCTAATCCAAGAAGTTATCCTGGTTCGGGAACTAATTGGTTTCAATTGAGTGGCAGTAATAATACCGGTTCTATCGTAAACGGTCCCACGTACAATTCTGCTAACTTAGGGTCGCTATCTTTTGATGGTGTAGACGATTATGTAGATTTCTCAGCTAATTTAGGAACTATGGCAACTTATACTATTATGTTTTGGGCAAAGCGAGACGCTGAAAACAGAATGCCAGTAGCAGCAAGAACCAATGCTTCATTTTA